TGTTCCTTCGCAAGTTTGTACCGGCGCGGCTGACCGACAATCCCTACCTGATGGCAGACGGTCAGTACGAGGCGATGCTCAGGTCGCTCCCAGAAGTCGAGCGAAAGCGGCTTCTCGAAGGGGATTGGGATGTGGCGGAGGGAGCAGCCTTCCCAGAATTTTCAAGGAGTCGGCACGTTGTCGAACATTTCGAGTTACCTACCAATTGGCCCCGTATACGAGCGGCAGACTACGGCTATGCGAGTCCGTCGTGCGTTCTGTGGGGGGCTATTGACTGGGATAACAATATCTGGGTTTATCGCGAACTATATGCTAAACACTTGACAGCGGAAGAGTTAGCTGATAAAATAATGGAAGCAGAACAACTCGACCCAACACCGCACTACACCGTGTTGGATTCGTCGTGTTGGAACAAGACAGGATTCGGTCCGTCGATTGCCGAAACAATGATGAGAGCCGGAGTCCGCTGGACACCTTCTGATCGTAATCGCATACAGGGCAAGATGGAAGTTCATCGCCGTCTTGCTAATGATCCCTACACAGAAGAACCTCGATTACGTATCTTCTCCAGTTGCCAAAACATAATTAAGCAACTGGCTGGCATTCCGCTTTCTAAGTCCAACAGTGAAGATGTAGATACTAAGGCAGAGGATCACGCATACGACGCTCTGCGATACATGGTAATGACACGCATGAGCGGATACACATCAATACACAAACAACTTGGTGCAATTAAGAGTCAGGTGTACCAAGTCCAAGATGAGACGTTCGGATACTGATGGCAAAAAAGACCGTAAAAGATTTATCTATTGAGATAGTAAAAAAGGCAGAGGCGGGTACTCTGACTATCGGTGAAGCACTGGATTACGTATCTAATCCTAGTGTCCCTATGCCTGAGTCGTACAAGTCAATTAACAAAGAAGGCGTCCACGTTGCCCGTGCCCAGATGAATACGGTACGCAACAACATGAAGACGCTTAAAAAGCTGGCTCCTGATGACTTTCCTCTCGGACTAGACACGCCTCTCAAAGATATGCGGAATGCAGAAATCGTGTTTCTGTTCCGTCGTGATGGTTCTCCTGATCTTTCGAACCGAGCCTATAACTATCAAATCTTCGAAAACATTCTGTTTCACAACCTCGACAAGTATGGTCTTTCAGCCATCACTGAGGATGTGGGCGACGGCATTAAAGAGTCCATGTATCCGCGCCTTGCGGGTGCAGGTAATCCAATGGGTACGCAGCGTACAGGTCTTGCTGGCGAACGTCCTATGGAGGGACTGCTTGAGAAGGAAAAGCTGGATGCAATATACGCGGATGCTCTTCCTGAAGTCGAAGCAAAGTACAACGCTAATACACGCCGACTCGTAGAATACCATCGCAACACCTTCCAGCGTCCAGAACAACTAGTAGGTTTGAAGGTTACAGATGTCATCGTCGATGGCGACAACATAACCGTCAAGGGCAAGAAGACAACCAAGACAGATCACAAGGGTCGTCCAGAGTTGACCTTTAAGGCAAGTAGCCCTATGGGCCGCTTGCTGACAGAAGCAAAGAATTCCAGCACCTCTGATCTTCTCTTTGATACTGACATCGACACGTTCAATGATGCGTTTAATGATACGGTCGGAAAACGACTTGCCGAATACAAAGATGTGCTTCCACAGGCGGACGTTAAAGTCACTCTGCCCAATGGTAAAGTAGAAATTCAGCAACGCGCAGTTACAACTCCGTCTGCTATTCGTTCGATTGTCCCACACTACCTGCATAAGCAACTCAAAGTCAACAAAGACGTTGTTCAGGGCTTGATGGGACACATCAATGCCGATACGATTGACCGTAACTATATTGGCATCTCAGCAAATAAAGACCTCCCTCTGGTTCTGGAAAATCCTGAAAACTTTGCCCAGAGTGGATTCGGTGGCGGAACTAACGCCCAGCATTTTGATCGCAGTCTTCTCAGTGAAGAACAGCTTGAGTTAATTGCAGGCGAACTTACTGAAGCCGAGACACAAGAGGCAAAGGCACGTACTGCTGTTGCTGTTCGTGTACAGGCAACAGAAGCTCTTCAAACACAAAAAGCGGTTATAGAACGTGCTGCACAGATGCCAGAAGAAATTGCTGCTGCAACCACTGTCGCAGAAGGCGAAGCGCAAATAGCGCAAGTGCAGTCTGAGGCTCGTTCTAGCGCACGAAAAGAGTCTGCTGCAAACAGAGGTAAAGCTCACCGCAACGCATTGCGCGAAATGCTAGACCCACGTAATCTCAAGTCTTCGGCGCTGGCTGGGCTGGCTACTGCAGGTACTCTGCTGTCAAAGGCACCCAATCCCGTGTTTGATTTAGTAGGCGGTCTTGTAGATAAAGAGAGCTACGACATCGCAGAACAAAAGGGTCGTACCTTTGTGTCCGAGTTGACAGGTCAGCCGGAAGATAGCTTTCTGTCACGAATAGGCGGGGGAGCAGGCGTAGTAGGTGAGATGCTTACCGGTGCTGTTGCTGACCCCGAGGGTGCAGCCCGTACAAGCGCCCAGATGATGTCGCTGCTGGGCAAGACCCCGATTCTTAATTTGACGAGGGGCATTCCTGATGCGGCCCCGCCACAGACAGGTACACTTGAGGCAGAAGACGCTGCGTCTAATGTCCAAGACGTAGAAAACCGCGCACGTAGCGGTCAAACCACGTCCCTGCTGGACGTACAACCACAAACTTTATAGGGAGGCATTAATGCCGAACAACAACTACAACTACGGCGAAGCATACATTAACGCCGCTTGCACTACGTCTGTTGATGATCAGATGGGTGCCAATCAGCTTTACCGTGAAGGTCTCGAATTCGACACCAAGACCGCACAGGGCGTGCTGACTGAGGACATGCCTAAGAAGATGTCCAAGACTGCAGTTGATCCTTCGCTGATGAAGATGGCTGAACAACGCGACTACTAAGAGGTAGGTCGATATGGCTGACAACTTTCTGGAACCGGCTGACGATACAGCAGTTCCGCTAGAAAACCCGGAAGAACAGTTTCCGGGCCTAGCGGCGTACGTCAGGGGTAAATTTGAAGACGCAGAGAACGGACGTTTCTCGTACGAACAGCGATGGTTGCAAGCGTACAAGAACTTCCGTGGCATCTACGATACAACTACACAGTACCGTGATTCTGAGCGGTCAAAGGTGTTCATCAAGATCACCAAAACCAAGGTGCTGGCAGCATACGGTCAGATCGTAGACATTCTGTTTGCTAACAAGAAGTTTCCGATGGTTGTTGAGCCGACTCCCGTACCGGAAGGTATCGCGGAGTTTGCACACCTTGAGACTCCGCTGGATCAGATGGTAGAAGACCCGTACGGCTACGCAGGCGACGGGCGAGAAATGCCGTTTGGTGCAACAGAGGCAACTCCGTCTATGGACTTTCTTGGTGGGTTGCAGCAGCGATACGCTAATGCACCTATCCAACCCGGTCCTGCCCTCATGGGCGAACCCCAGATCAGTCCGGCTCAAAAGGCTGCACTGAACATGGAGAAGCAAATCCATGACCAACTCCTTGACACAAGTGCTGTTAATGTTCTTCGATCTTCTATCTTTGAGTCCGCACTTCTGGGAACTGGTATTGTAAAGGGTCCGTTCAATCACTACAAGCGAATCCACAAGTGGCAGTCGGGTCCGGAGGGTCGGCAGTACGTTCCCTACGAAAAGGTAGTTCCACGTATTGAACACGTATCTCCGTGGGACTTTCATCCCGATCCGTCTGCAACAAACGTAGACGACTGTGAGTACGTTATTCAACGTCACCGCATGAATCGACAGCAGCTTCGTGGGCTGATTGCACAACCGTATTTCTACAAAGATGCAATCGAAGAATGCCTTGCAAAAGGCCCGAACTACGAAGACAAGTACTACGAAGATACCATCCGTGAGGATGAGACTGAGCCGTACTATCAGGGCAATCGCTACGAAGTACTAGAATACTGGGGTGTTATTGACTCCAAGATGGCCGATGAGGCAGGTCTAGACGTAGCTGACAGCATGGATGAGTTCGATCAGGTTCAGGTCAACATCTGGATTTGTGGCACAATGGTGCTGCGCTGCGTTCTCAACCCGTTTACACCTGCACGCATTCCCTACCAAGTGTTCCCGTACGAGATCAACCCCTATCAAATCTGGGGCGTTGGTATTGCTGAGAACATGGAAGACGCGCAGATGTTGATGAACGGCCACGTTCGTATGGCTATCGACAACCTTGCTCTTGCTGGCAACCTCGTATTCGACGTGGACGAAGCATCTCTTGTGCCGGGGCGTCACTGGTACAGCAATCAACGGTCTCAAGTTTCCTAACACGGCACCTGAGAACATCCAGATGTACCAGATCAGCCGTCAGCTTGCAGACGAAGAGACAGGTCTGCCATCCATCATGCACGGACAGACGGGCGTAGCAGGCACAGGACGCACAGCATCCGGCCTCTCTATGCTGCTTGGCGGTGCAAGCCTGTCACTCAAGACGGTAATCAAGAACATTGACGACAGCCTTCTCAAGCCGCTTGGTGAGGCGTATTTCCAGTGGAACATGCAGTTCAACGATGACTCTCCTGACATCGAAGGCGACCTAGAGATCAAGCCACGCGGTGTAGCAGCCGTTATGCAAAAAGAAGTACGAAGTCAGCGTTTGACTACGCTGCTGCAAACGGTATCGAATCCGATGCTGGCACCGTTCATCAAGATTCCGAATCTGATGCGCGAACTCGCTATCGCACAGGACATTGATCCAGACAGTCTCGTCAACGATGTTAACGAGGCACAGATTTTCGCAGAGATGTTGAAGGGATTAGCCAATGCTCAACAAGAAGCAAGCCAGCAAGGTCAGCCAACTGGTGACCAACAAGGAAGCGTGGGACAGTCTGGAGGAGTACCTCCGGGAGCAAATCCAGATGACGCTTCGGGCGTTGGTGGCGGCACAATCGGAACTGGAAGTGTTCCGGCTGCAGGGGAAAATAACTTCACTGGAACAGATCAAGGGGCTGAAGGCTGACTACGAAGCAGCGGTGAGTATGCGAGATGAATGAAATAGTTCAAGGCTACATATCGACAGTCCTGACAGAGAGAGCGACAGGGGCACCTAGTCCGTACGACCAAGACACGGGCATGAGTCGTAGCTTTCTTCCCTATCGGGGTACAGCACCGGCAAGTAGTCCTGCTGCCGCTGCAATCGCAGCAGCCTTTTCAGAACGAGACGACGCTGTCTACAGGGGAGACCTTGTTGTTACAGGAATAGGCACAGACGTTAGGGATCGCTTTGGAGGTATGCCTCGTAGTGTTACCGGAGCGATTTCTGGAACAGGTTTGGGTCCGTTTGCTGCACTGGGGGCAGCAATGTCGTCAAATAATCTCACTAGAATTCAAGAAAAACAGAGAGCCGGTGAAGAAGGCTATGCTGTCGGTATGCTTAACGGGCGTATTGTAGGCGTCTCCCCCGGAATAGGCGGTCCCGTGCTGTCAGGTATGTTGCCTGAAGGGATAAGCGTAAAGCAACGACAGAGCATTGCACAACAGCTTCTTGAGATGTCCGGATCAAGATTCCAGCCTGATGAAGGCATAGGAGGATCAGCAGCGGACAACCCTAACCTGAAGACCGGACGTACCTACTCTGAGACAAGATTCGGCGCAGGAACTTACGAAGGCGGGACAATCCCCCCTGACAGTATCAACCCCTCTGCGTTTGTCATGGGTATCCCCCCTGCAGGTGATCGAGGGGATGATCCATCAAGTATTAGGTTCATAAATATTGGGGCAGATCGTCCCGATCCTAACTACCGTCCGTCTTTGAATACCTTTGACTATTATGGTGATCCCGGTGGCGACACGGGTCCGGCACCTACAGGCGGGGCAACGACTCCACGTGATGATTCTGACAGAGATCAGCCTAGAAACGAGTATTCAATAGGGGGCGGTGGCAGCAACAATCCTGCGGACAGAGGCTACTCCATGATGGCTGATGGCGGTACTGTTCAAGGAACAGGCTTCGTTTCCGGCTCTCCTGACAACTATACCAAAGCACAGACAGTAGCCGATGACGAGAATCGTCAAGTGCGCGAAGGAGCATTTGTTCTTAACGCGCCTACTACCGAAAAGCTTCAAAAAGCCGGACTGTTGCCTACCGGGGTTGACAATTCAGGTAAAAACACTACAATAAAAGCAAGCAAAGGTGGTTTGATGGACGTAGCCCTGTCCAAGGGTGAGTACGTTATCGAACCCGAAGAAGCCCAGCGCATTGGGTACTCATTTCTCGAACAACTTAATAATGGTGGCAAGGCCGAAGTAGATCGTCGGCAAGCTGCTGCTGATGGCGGGTTCATCAAGGGTTACGCAGAAGGCGGAGAACTACCTCTTGCTAAGATTGAACTTAGCGACGCCACTAAAAACAAATTCAATACTTTTTTGAAGAGTCGTCGTCAACGTGCTGATGTTGAAAGGCTCATTGATAACATGGACGACAGAGAGCGTCTTGCTGTACTGGCCTTGGCTGAAACAACTGCAGCTACTGACTCCGTCGAATCTATGATGGGCGTAGGTCAAACTGCTATTAACCGTGCGCGTACAAACCGTCCAAGCTTTTCTAAAGTAAACGATCTTGCATCTGTCATGAAGCAGCGATCATCTCGCGGCTCTGGAAGCAAGATGTTTCAGTACGACGGACTTGAACCCGGCATTCTTAGTAAGAGACTGAAAGAGGTAATGGAGGGACGTGTTCCGGGCGCGGTAACAAAGACGTTTTCTGC